GGTTTAGAATGGGCAGGTCGCTGGAAAACTTTTAAAGAATTGGCACATTGTCAATACACAGGTGGTTTAACTTTACATGATTTTCAACAGGGGAAAACATTATGATTCAATATTTTTTAGACAGAGCTAAAGAGCCTTCAACATGGCGTGGTGGTGTATTGCTATTGACTTCTTTGGGTTTAGGCATTGCACCTGAACTAGCTAATGCAATTATCACTGCTGGTGTAGCTGTTGCAGGTTTACTTGGCGTAGTAACAAAAGGCTAGGTTTTAGGGGAGAAATCCCCTTTACCCTTGTCTATGTATTAAATTGAAAAGAAAATTGATTATAGCGCGTTTATGTGCGTTTTAGAGGGATATTATGAGTATTTTAGACAAGGTAATGCGAATAATTAGGCAAGTAGAAGAAGAATATGTTGCCGAAGACGTATTTGATGAGGATGAAATGATTGGCGTTGAGTCAAGATTAGATAGTCTTCACCTTTACCATCTAAATGCTCTTAAACCTCAAAACGACCCACAGGAATAATTATGGCAGGCATATCAAGTCTAGTTAAAGCACTTAAAGATAAAGCAGTAGCACAATATGAGAAAGGTGCGCCTTATCGTCAAGCATTAGCATCTGCGCTTAAAGGTGATACTCAAGGTATCAATCAGGCTTTATCTAAATCTGATTTAACGCCAGCCGATTTTGCTGGATTTGTTGGTGGTATCAAATCAAAAGTTCCAATGGAAGCAGTAAATTTTAATCATAATGAATTTTTACATCAATTAGCTCAAGAAAGAGCTGCTTTACCTGTGTCAGAAGGTGGTTTAGGATTGCCAGTAAATAATACTGCTATGGATAGAGCAAAAGCTATGGGATTTGACATAAATGCTTATCATGGTACAGATAGGGATATTTATTCATTTGACCCATCAATGGGTGAATTTAATAGAAAAAATACTGGCACATGGTTTTCAAAAAGTCCTGCAATTGCTAATACTTATGCTGGAAGAAATCAAGGTAAAGTTTATCCTGTAATGATTCGTTCTGAAAATTTAGCAAAAACTGATTTTCAGGGGAATCCTTGGAGTATGCCACCAGAAGATTTAACTATTACTCATGCTGGCGGTGAAGAAGTAATACCACCTCAATTTATTAACAATAAAAGAATTACAGTAAATGATGTTGCTAGAATGGCAAATAAAGAAGGCAATACAGGCATTCAAATTAATAGAATTCAAGATTATGGACCTTATCAAGAAGGTAGCCCTGCAATTTTGCCTGATATGACTAACAATGTAACAATGTTTGACCCAACACAAATTCGTTCACGTTTTGCAGCATTTGACCCATTTAGAAAATGGGATGATGACATACTTGCTGGTGTAGGTGCATTACCATTTATTGATTATTCTCAAGATAAAAACAAAAAATAGTTTATTTTGTTTGTAATTAGTAAACTACTAGTTTACTTGCTTGTAATTTTTTAAACTTTATTACAAGCTACAGTTTTTTTCTTTAAGGGATTGTTCAATAGCACGAGCAAAATCAATCATATCAACTTCTTCATCATATTCGGGATAGTTCATTATAGTTAATATTTCATCATCACTTAATCCTTGCCATGATAGTGGCTGTGTGTAAAAAGGTTCTTCTTTCCATGTTTCAATGCCATCTTTATCAATAGACATTAGACTTCTAATAAAACCTTTAGCCACAAATTCTTGTTTTTTATTCATAATTTTCCTTTCATGCGGTTAAGCCGACTTCAGAGGATATAGCAAGTAACGAATTTTTCGGCTTTCTGCGTTACATGCAATAGCTATCAAATTTGCGCCTAACTCAATTCCCTATCACTCTCAAGAAGGCTGATTAGTTTTTTCAGATACCATTCGGCCTTCATCAAATCCTCTCTACCATTTTTCTTTTTCCATCTCCACACATACTTAATCACATTAGCTGTACACACAGCCTCTAATCCTTCCAATCCTTCTACCGCAGCTTCAATAGCATCAATACATTCTACTTTGCCTTGATAGTGGGCTGGCTTGTTTACATTATCTGTCATAATCGTTTATATCCCCTATATTTGTACAATCGTTCAATAGCTCGTTTATTTTTATCAGACCGCCTGACAATAATATGCCTGCCATCCCATAAGTTTTTGCCTAATATTCTACGCATCCGATACAGAATCATTTTTGAACTCTAATTCAAATTTGTCTAAACCTTCTGCAAGTATCTTAATAAAACCCTGATTGATTAAAAATACTTTAGCTTCTTCATCCATTTCAAGATTACAGATAGCCGAGCCATCCTCTTGCTCAATAAAGTTACTCACTTCCATTTTCATATAAAGCCTCCATTTGTTTCATAATTAAGTCATATTCTTCAGGAGTTGTGTGAAATCTAATCAAAACTTTTAATGCTTCAACACGTTCTTTGCTGTCAGCAATGTCATCATCGCCATTAAACAATTTATCATCGCCATAGCTAGATAGCTCTGTTTTAAGCTCTTCTTTAAGCATAGATAAAAAGAAGCCGTCTAGCAAATCCCATACTTGGTCATCGCCCTCAACATTAAAACTAATTCTCATAATTTACATTCCTTTAAAATGTCAAATATATTTTACAATTCATAACCAACATTTCCATTTTGCCCAATCACATCAATACGCTTTTCATCCCATTGCGCTTGATTAACCTGTTCCCTTGCATCACGCAACTCTTCTTGCTCAAAGTATTTTACTAGGTTCATTACCATCTTACCTATCTTTGCTGGCTCATAATCTGCAATGAAATAAGTGTTTTTAAGCACAAGACCTAAAGCCTCAATGTTTTTATCATTCATCATAATGTCCAATCGTCACAGTAGTTATTTGGTCTTTGCTTACTTCAATAGCGCATTTATCATATTTGTTATTGCCACAATGATACCCAATGACAAATGCCAATAAGATTAATACTAAAGCAGTAGCATCATTCATTTTTCTTTACCTCATTCTTTTCAGACAAGATATAAGTATCACCCATCTGTTTAATAATCTCTTTAATTTTTTTCTGCATCTCTAGCCATAACAATTCTTCATGGCCTGTGCGTTGAACTGGCATATATTTAATCGTATCCATGCTATCTCCTAGTCTAAAGCGTATGAATCATAAAGTGAGAATGTTGAGCCAATACCATGTTTTTTTGATTTTAATGGTTGTCTAAAGTAATCATGGTCTTTTTTATTAAACAGCTCTACTGTTCTAGCTGTGCCTTGAGGGATTTTAGGCTCCCAAGGATTAAATACTTTACCGTTACCGTAATAATTGTTAGGTCGGTAATACTTTCCTTGCTCTTTTAATTGAATTTTATTTTCAATATAAGGTTTAAGCGTTTTAAAGTGCCTTCTAGTCCTTCTTACTCTTCCACATTTTTGCATTACATCTTCATACTCCATGAAGCCTTCATCACAAAGTATTTTTCCTAGTACAGTTACACGACTGTAGCTGATGCCAATTTCTTTTGCGATAGTTTCTGCATCCAACCATTTATCTTTTGCTACTTCACAGATTTTAGTTTTATTTTGTTCTGTGGCCATCAATCTACTTGGATTGACGTATGGACTTATTTGTAATTCTTTACTCATTGTCATCTCCTAAATAATTTGGGTGATAGCGGATTAATGAAATGTCGAATCCAAGCAATAGATAGCAAAATCAATAAAAATGCTACCACCCAAAACTAGTTAAAACGGTAGTTCCTCTTCAGGATACTCATTCAAAGGCAATGGGTCTTTCATATAACCATTAGACTTTGCTTCTTCACCTGCTGGTTGCCAAGGCTCACGGAATGACAAGCTAAAGAACTTGCCATTTTTGCCTTCTTTTACCCATGCTGATACTTGCATAGGCTTGCCATTGACCATACATTTGCCTGTATAGCCTGGTTGATTGTCATTTTCTTTACGCTCGTTTTTAAACAAGCTACCAGAGTTATCACGTTGTTCGAATTGTTGTGCCATATTATGCTGCTTTCTTTAATGTTGAACGAGTTTTACTGTCTAATAAGCTCCACAAAGCGATTTTATCCTCGCCTGTGAATTGCTTAAGGTTTGCTACTGCTTTATCAATGTCACCTTGCGCTACTAATTGCGTAGTTTGCTCGGCAGTCCATCTCAAAACTTCTTGCTCCTCTTTCGAGTAGTGGTCTAATGCACCTGCCATTGGTGTGACCGCTTCAGGCTTTTTTACTGGCTCTTCCACAGGAATATCCTCCCCAGCGTAAATATACAACCCAATACCGTGT